TATTGCAGCCCAATAGATCAGGAGTCCCAAGAGAGCTAAGGTTTTCAATTCTAATCCACGAAATATCCTTACAAACTTTACGCAGTTTTTTATATAATTTAGTCTCTGGACCCATTCTCTTTTTGGGGTAACGTTGTCGTCCATTTAATAATCTTTCTGAAGTTTTTCAGGTAAGATTATGCTGGATGGTTTTTGAGTTTTAATAACTAATCTATGCGCTGTATGACCTTTCTGTCCTACAATTGGCACAGAGTTCTCATGTACTTCAAGGCGTCTAACGTCAGCAAGTCTACCGTTTAGTTCTACAAAGACCTGCGCATTTTTAATTGCATCAGATCCTTCTGTGAATTGGGCAAGAAACTGCTGTAAGTCTTGTACTCTCATAGTCCTGCTTTGGATAACATCTGCTGATAGTTTGAAACTTTTTCTGCTAAAGCTTTATTCTCTAGCTCTAAGTTTCCTAATCTCTTTTTTAATTCTATCATTTCAGGTGAGTTCAGCCCAATTGTTTTAATTAAAGTTAATTCATTTTGAGCTTCTTGCAATTGCTTATGCAGATCACCATTCAGACTCTTATGTGAACTATCTATTGTACGGATGTTATTATTCTCTTCTGACAATCTGTCAATCTCTTTTTTTAATCCGATGACTTGCGCAGATAATTCATTGACAATACTCTTATGACCATCCAATTGATTTTTAGTTTTAATCCATTCAGACTCTTTCATTTTAAAAGCCCAAATTTCTTTTTTGTGTTGGTCAATAATAAGACTTAAGTCTAGATCACCTCTATTATCTTTATTTTCTTTATCTTTCATATATTGACAATATAGGATAGTTACCTTAAATTGTCAACTATGGGATTACCAAAAAGATTGACAGAAATGCAAATGAGATTCGCCGAATTTATAGTATTTGGTGGACCTGATGGACCCGTCTCACAATCAGAAGCAGCAGTACTAGCCGGATACTCACCCAAAAGAGCAAGGCAAGAAGGATCAGAACTAATGAATCCTAGACTATCACCACTTGTTGCAGCCTATGTAGGTAAGCTTAAAGAAGAAAGACTTAAAAAGTTTGAAGTGACCTACGAAGGACACGTTGCGGAACTATCTCGTATCAAAGAGGCAGCCCTTAAAAAGGGATCTTTCTCTTCTGCTGTAAACGCTGAAACAAATAGAGGCAAGGCAGCAGGACTATACATAGACAGAAAAATAATAAAAACAGGTAAACTAGAGGAGATGACAGAAGAACAATTAGAAGCAAAAATGAAACAAATTTTAGACGACTATGCGCCTCTGTTAAATGCAAAGACTGTTGATGCTGAAGCAATAGAGACACCTACAACTTCTGAATCTTCCGAATCCACTGACGAGGAATCATCGTCCGATCCCCGAAACTAAAACTACCATCATCTTCCTTATCGTAAGACGCAAATAATTTTATAGATTTTTTATCTTTAGAATATAGCCAACCCTCATTAATAGGTCTTGCTAAAGACATCTTATCAAATTCTTTTTCATTTGCCCAGCCGGAGTCACTCACACAATCGATCCACTCCACTCGGACTTTCGGATAAGGTATATCGGGAGTTATAGAGGCAATAGCTTTTCTTCTTTTCCTAGGCATATAAGAGTTCTACCAGATAAATCACTTAATGTTAAGCAGCCTTACGCGCGCGCGAAGGCACCACTGATATGGACATTATATAATGTCCAGTTTGAGAAAAAATGTCCAGTAAAATGTCCAGTAAAATCAATTATAAGCATTGGTATTGCTATCTTTTTTTCTTTTTGGACATAAAGACACTTTTTTTTCATGTTTTTTTTTACTAACACTAAATTATCTGTAGAAACTCTTATAGAAAATGTCCAGTCTAATTTGTGCCATAATATTGCCTTAATATCGCCATACTTTCTTTGGCTTCCGCAACTTTATGTAACAATTTGTCAACCTCGCCTGTTATATCAGTATGCTCTACAATCACGGGTTGTGCAGAAGTCATGAGATAGTCTATTTTTAATAGCGCGTCCTCCATCTCATACTGGTATTTTACCATTAAGGTTTTATATATTTGCTCTCTCATTTGTCCTCCTTTTTAGCTAATAGATCTCCAAATCGGCCCTTCCAGCCCCATGATCCGTGGTGCGTGGTCCATGAGTCCAGATTCGCGTATATTTTAAATCCAGCTTTTTTAGCTAGATTACAGAACGCC